GCGGCTAAGGATAGGATCCAGATAGTTATTATTATTAGGATATTTCTGTCTTCTTTACTCATTGCTACAACAAAAGCCCCTTCTGCTTTTAAAACAACTACCCCTAAAAAGAGGGACGGTGCTACTTAGTCTAGAGAGTAAGGAAGTTTAAGTGTGAAGTATTACACGCAAAGTTACTAGATGGATAGCACATACACAAGGATATTTAAATATTTATTTTATCTTTGAAATATATGACTAAGAAAATAACAGGAGTTAAGGTAGTAACAGTTAGCAATCTTTGTGATGATATGGGGAAGAAAGAGTACGCTAAGTTTCTTGAAGAATGTAGTTTAGAGTTAGAGTCGTTTGAGTTGAGTATATCACATAATCCCATTCAGTGTAAGTATTATGATGACAAGACTGGGGAAATGCACTTTATTTTTAATAAGTCTATTTACTCTACTGAACTTGAAGAGTTCTTTGATAAGGATCAAATTTTATATGAGTTAGAAAATTAATACATCTAATTTTTGGCATTAGGAAACTAATTATTACATTTGCGGTTAATCGTATTAGCAAATGGAGAAAAAGATAATACCATTACCGCCTACAACAGGATCTAAATTCTTTAGGCAGTATCTAGAATTACTCAACCCCTTATTAAAGCTTAGAGGTAAAGAGCTCGATGTATTAGCAGAGTTACTGTATTACAATAATAAACTTATTAATATTCCTATAAAGCATAGGTGGAAACTTATTTTCGACTATGATACTAAGATGGAGATTAGGAGTAAATTAAATCTTAGTGATGCGTCTATGAATAATAATCTTTCTGCATTAAGAAAGAAAGGAGTTATAGAAGACAACAAAGTCAAAGCAGCATACGTAGTGTTGCCTGAGAATAACTTCATATTAGGATTTCAATTCAGTATATCAAAAGACAGTGCATCTAACAACTAAAAGTATATATAAAAAGATAGCAAATCAATCCAACCTTACAGTTGCTCAAGTAGAAGATATAGTAAATTCTCAATTTTCTTTTATTACTGGGGTTATGGCAGAAGGAATTAAAAACCAGCCCGAAACATTTAAAAGTATACAGCTTACTCATTTAGGTAAGTTTGCAGTAAGAAAACATAAATTAGAAGAATATAAAAAGAAAGCAGATGGAAGAGGAGAATAAAGAAGTAAACATCCACTCAAGTGGTTTGCATTATTATAATATTAAACTTACTAATGATGATGCAGAAGAATATAACCTTAGGTTATTTGAATCTATTAGTAGTGGTAGACTGAAGTTTCAACAAGACCAAGAAACTCACGATGAATATGCTGTGAGAAAAAAATATATAAAAAAAATAGAAAAAGAAAGAAAAGGAGGTACTTTAGTTTGGAATTCCTCTTGGGGGCCAAAGACTATAGAGAACGCCCTTAAAGTACAAGCACAAATTAAAAACGAACAAAACATTCATTAATAACTAAATAAATAATTATGAACTTTTCAGAAGCTAGTAGAATGCCAAAAGGCACTAAATTTAATGTAAACAATCGCGTAATAACTAAAGTAGATAGTACTTGGGTAGATGATGTATCTGGTAATCCTGTATACGGAATATCTACTGAAAACTTTGAAGTAGTAGCAAAAGATAAACCTAAAGCTCCTGCACTTAAAAAAGTAGTAATCACTGCTAAAGCGCCTGTTAAATCGAAAAAAGTAAAAAAGAAAAAATAATATGAAATCAAAAGTTAATAAGTTAGAAGAACTAAACAGTATGACTAAGACAAACATTCTAATAGAATGGACTCGTCATAGTAGTCGTACAAATATTAAACTAGAAGGTAGAGCCCATGAAATGGCCGAAGCTGCATTAAACCAATGTAATGAAGTATTATCTATAGGATCAGAAGTTAAAGACATAAAAATCGGAGACTTTGTACTAATGGGAGGTACAGGAAGATTGATTACTCTTAATGGGGTAAAGTATGGTATTATTAAGGAGCATATGGTAGATGCAGTATTTTCTTCTAAGCCTAGAATAGGTGAAGACGAAGGAGTTTCTCAAGGCGGAATTAATACTACTATTACTAGAGAACAAGTAAAAAAGTTTTCTCAAAAACAAAGTGATTCAGGAAACCCTAATTTACTATAAGGTACATGGAGTTATTTGAAATAAAAGATGACCAAGTATCTTTTAGCCCACAAGCTTTATTACTAAAGCCTTTTAAAGATTTATGGGATAGAGATAAAAAGAAAAATAAACCGTTAGCTAACACTGAGTTAGCTGCGGTCTATTTCTTCATGGACTATAAGTCAGATTTCTCTACTATGTTAAACGATGAAGAAAAATTAGAACTTATTAAATCCGTTATCGTAGGAATGCCTACAGACTGGGAACCAGATAATCTATTTAAAGAAGCGTGTAAGTTTTATCAAACAATGCAAGAAACTCATTCTACATTACTATTAATAGATGCTCAATATGCAATAGCATCAGTTCGTAAATTTTTACGCTCTTTAGATATGGAAGAAAGAGATGAAAGAGATAAACCGGTACATGATATAAAAAAAGTAATAGATTCACTAGGGTCAATAAATAAAGTTACAGAATCTTTAATGGATTTAGAACAACAAGTTAAAAAACAAATACACAATAAAGAAGACACTGCAAGGGGAGGAAAAGAAAAAGCTTTATTCGAAGATTCAATATAATGCTAGACTTTAATAATTTACAGACTAGTATATCAGAAAAAGAATGGGAAGCTTTATCTAAAGAGGTAAAGCTAGAAATGGGAGAGCTTCTAGATACTGTAGAATTTATTAAAGTATTAACTAATAAAAATAGACCGTATGCCAAAGATATGCCTAGAAGAGAGAATGGCAGAATTATTGTTGACCCTACTAACCCCCACATCCTCGTGGACATGGATTACTTTAGGGAACCTGCCTTACACTTCGAAAAGCACGGAACCTATACTTTACACTACCCAAACAAACACCCACAATCCACCTATTATAAATTCTGGAAGAGAGAAGCTACTAGGTGCAGAGAAGGATTGGTGCGTGAACACGACGGGGAATGGGTCTCCGGTGATTTTTACTTCTACCTTAACTACGGAAGAATATACTTAACTAAAATAAAAAAAGGAACTAAACGTGCAGATAGGGTAGAAGATTTTCCTAATATGTACGATGGAGATTATTTTTATTTCCATTACTTAGAAGATTGTAGAGAAAATGGAAAACATGGTTCTGTACTTAAGTCTAGGGGTAAAGGATTTTCTTTTAAAGGAGGAGCAGGACTAGCCAAGCATTTTGTATTAGGAGCAACATCAGAAGCTACAAAAGGAGTTAAATCTTTTGCAGTAGCAGACGAAAGAGAGTATTTAACTAAAGATGGTGTTCTTAATAAGTATATCGACATGGTAGATCACTGTGGTAAATATACTCCTTGGCCACGTATTAGAGACCTTAAAGATTCTTGGAACGAAATGCATTGGAAGATGGGATATAAAGATCCTAACTCTAATGCCGAGCTAGGTATTAAAAATGAGGTTATGGGAGTAACTCTTAAAAACGATGCAGACAAAGCTAGGGGGAAAAGGGGAGCTTATATTATTTGGGAAGAAATGGGTAAATTTCCTTGTATCTTAAAAGCTTGGGGAGTTGCAAGACCATCAGTAGAAGATGGTAATTTTGCTTTTGGAACTATGGTTGCTTATGGTACTGGAGGTACAGAAGGAGCTAACTTTGCAGGAGCTGAAGAATTATTCTATTATCCTGGAGGATATAACATACACGCTATTCCTAACATCTTTGATAAAAACCAAGATGGAAAAAATAAATGTGGATTTTTCTTTCCAGAATATCTTAATAGAACAGGGTGTTATGATGAGAATGGGAACTCTGATGTTATTAAAGCTCTTCTTGAATTATTATACAATAGAGCAATTATTAGATTAGAAGCTTCAGACCCTAATACACTTACTCAAGAAAAAGCAGAACGACCTATTACTCCGCAAGAAGCTATCATGCGGAAAGAAGGTAGTGTATTTCCTGTTGCAGATCTCAAAGATCATTTAAGTGATATCATGCCTAGCTTACAAAAATTTGTTTCTCCCCACTGGGTAGGAAGACTATCCCTCGATAAAGAAGGAACGGTAGACTGGGTACTTGACGATAATATTACTGTAGTTAGAGATTATCCAATTAAAGACAATAAAAATAAAGAAGGAGCTTTAGAAATATTTGAAATGCCATATAAAGATTCTATGGGAGAAACCCCCCACGGATTATACATAGCAGGTATTGACCCTATTGATGATGATGAATCTAGTACTAACTCTTTATTTAGTATGTTCGTATTAAATACATTAACAGACCGTATCGTTGCCGAATATACAGGACGTACTTTTTCTGCAGAAGATTGTTATGAAAAAGCTAAACGAATACTTATGTTTTATAATGCACAAGCCTTATATGAAAATGATAAAAAAGGATTATATGCGTACTTTAAAAACAAAAATTGCTTACACCTGTTATCGGATACTCCAGAAATTCTTAGAGATATGGACATGGGTTCCATAAGTAAAATAGGAAACAAAAGTAAAGGAGTAAACTCAAGTGCTAAAGTAAATGCTTGGGGAAGAAGACTTCAATCTACTTGGATGATACAACAAGCATATTCTCAATCTGAAGAAGAAGATGATAATCCAGTACTAAATCTACACAAGATACGTAGTATAGGATATTTAAAAGAATTAGTAGCATGGAACCCTGATATAAATGCAGATAGAGTATCTGCTATGGGTATGTTAATGATACTAAGAGCAGATAGAGAGCAGAGAGTAGTAGATTTTGAAGTAGTAGAAAAAGGACTAGAATCAGATGATTTTTGGGGGAGAAGTTTTGGAGAATCTTCTACAGACATCTTTAATGTTAATAGCTATACATAGATAAATAACTTTAAACAGGGATAGTTATAATAACTAATTTTGATTATTATTGTAAATATCCAAAAGAGTATACAGATATGCCAGATAAATCAATACTACATTTTCCACCTCAAAAATTAGCCGTAAGTAAAAAAACGGAAAAATGGGGAATTAAGTGTATAGAAGCTGCAGAAGATTTAGCAATCTTTAGGTATGATGGAGTTAGAGAATCCCATAAGAATAAACAAATCAATTATGACTTAGCTAATGATATATTAGATACTTCAGATTTAGAAAGGGTATGTAATCCTATGGCAATAAAAAATGCTACTTTCCCAGCAACCATGCATAACTACCCTATTGCTAATCCTAAAATTGATTTATTAGTAGGAGAAGAAAGGAAAAGAAGATTTGACTGGAACGCTAGGGTATTAAATGATGACGCTATTACTGATAAAGAAGATGCTAAAAAAGAAGAACTCTTTGAATTTGTAGAAAATAAGATACGTGCAATAGAAGAAAAAAAGGCTCAAATAGCAAATGAGATGATGGAGAAGCAATTATCACAAATGTCTCCAGAAGAAAGAAATGCTGCTGCACAACCTCCACAAGGACAAGGACAACCTCCTCAACAAGGACCCCCTGCGCAAGGGCCTCCACAAGGACCTCCGCCCCAACAACAAGGACAACAACAAGGTCCGCCACAGGGACAGCATCAAATGCCTGATGGATCTATGATGCCAGGACAACAGCACGAAGAACAAGGGCAACAAGGACAACAAGCTCCTCCCCCTCCTCCCCCTCCTACTAATGAAGACGAAATTAGAAGACAGACAGAAGAAGCTATGCAAGCTCAACTAGAAGAAGAGTTAGCTAAAATGGATAAGTATTTAAATTATGAATTTCAAGACGTCCGAGAACGTATGGCTACTCATATTCTTAATTTCTTATATAAAACATTAGACTTAAAAGAAGTATTTTCTAGAGGATTTGAAGACGCACTTATAGCAGGAGAAGAAATATACTGCTCTGATATAATTGCAGGAGAACCTATACTAAGAAAATGTAATCCATTAAATATTCATACATATAGAAGTGGAGAATCTGCTTATATTAATGATTCAGATATCATTATAGAAGATCAATACTTTGCTCCAGGAATGGTAATTGATGATTTTCATGAAGAACTATCAACAGCAGATATTAAAAAAATTGATGATGGCACAGGTACTGGGTCAGATGGGGGATTAATTAATATAGGTAATAAAGAACCTAACTGGGTTATAGATGGTATTATAGATACTGATAGTCCTGGAAAAGGTACATATGGACAATTTTGGGATACTGAAGGAAACTTACGTGTAACAAGAGTACTATGGAAATCATTAAAGAAAATAGGAGAACTTATTTATTATGACCAAGAAACTGGAGAAAAACTTGAAACAATAGTTCCAGAAGACTATCAAATAAATAAAGAAGAAGGCGAAGAAGTAAAATGGATGTGGATTAATGAATGGTGGGAAGGTACCCGTATTGGTAAAGATATTTACGTAAAAATACAACCACGACCTATTCAATTTCGTAGTATGACTAATTTATCTAAATGTAGTTCAGGCTATGTAGGTATGGCATATAATATAAATTCTTCTAGAGCTAAATCCTTAATGGATAGAATGAAGCCTTATCAGTATTTATACAATGTACTTATGTACAGAACAGAATTAGCATTTGCCAAATCTAAAGGTAGAATAGGTACATTAGATTTAGCTACTGTTCCTGACCATTGGACAGTAGATAAATGGATGTATTATGCTGAAGTAAACAACTGGGCAGTAAAAGATTCATTTAAAGAAGCTAAAAAAGGAGCTGCACAAGGAAAACTAGCTGGGCAAATGAATCAAAACTCTCCAGTTCTAGATATGGATATGGGTAACTATATTCAACAACATGTTCAAATGTTACAGTTTGTAGAAATGCAACTTGGTAAAATATCTGGAGTATCAGACCAAAGACAAGGGCAGATAGAGAATAGAGAATTAGTAGGTAATGTAGATAGGTCTGTAACCCAAAGTTCACATATTACTGAAAAATGGTTCGCTGTACATAATCATATTAAGAAAGACGCTATGGCTGCGCTTTTAGAAACTGCAAAGTATTGTTTTAAAAATAAAAAAGATAAAAGAATTCAATACGTGCTTGATGATATGTCTACTTCAACATTAGAAATAGATGGGCAACAATTCAATGAAGCAGATTATGGTATTGTAATTTCTGATAGTTCATCAGACCAGGAACTAATAAATACTCTTAAGCAACTTGCACAAGCAGGTCTTCAAACAGATAAACTTAATTTCTCTCAAATAATGGATATGTATATGAATCCATCAATAGCTTCCATGAGAAGAAATATTGAAAAAGCTGAGCAAGATAAAATGAAGAGAGATGAAGAGGCTCAACAACAACAGCAACAAATGCAACAGCAACAGCAAAAAGCTATGCAAGAGCAAACACAAGCTACTCAAAATTTTGAAATGGCTAAGCTAGATAAAGAGCACCAGAACAAAATTCAAATAGAACAAATGAAAATGGCTGCTGATTTTGAGAAACATTCTAAAGATCTAGACAATGATGGTATACCTGATGTTGTAGAAATAGATAAAATGGAATCTAACGAAAGAATCAAGACTAAAGAACTAATGCTTAAGGCAGAAGTAGAAAGAGAAAAACTTGATATTTTACAAGAGAAGAATGACATCGAAAGAGAAAAGCTAGGATTAGAACTTGACCATAAGGACAAAGAAAGGGACGACAAAGCTAGAGACAGAGATGATAACCTTAGGGATAAAGAAGCTAATAGAAAAGAAGCTAAAGAAAAATCTGAAAAAGAAGAGAGAAGAAAAGAAAAAGAGCTGAAAGTAAAAGAAAGGCTTGAAAAAATGAAACTAAGGAACAAAGCTAAGCCTGCTTAGAAATAGGTTTTAGCTATAGAAAACTAATTTTTTATGTTAGAAGACGTAATAAAATTTTGGGAGAAACGAGTAATTAACTAATATTGTAAACATAATAAACTATTAAAATGGCAGAAGGAGATATTTTTAACGTAGACTTTAATCAAATTTCTGATCAAACCGAAGGGATTGATTTATCAGAAGTTTTGAGTGAAAGTGCAGAACAGCCTAGTGGAGACGAGGTTGTAATAAAAGATACAGAAAGTATAAGTAATACTATAAGCCCTGAATCAAAAGAAGAAAAAGAAGAACCCGGAGTAAAAGACCAGGCTCCTCCTTTATTAGAGATTGAGGTAGAAGATGAAAATACTACAATTAAGGATAAAGGCCCTGGAACTGAGGGGAAAGCTTCTCCAATTACTCCATTTGCCACTTTTCTTCAGGAAAAGGGCTTTTTACCTAACTTAGATATGGAGGCTTTTGAAGATGAAGAAGACCCTATGGATGCGTTAGCTCAAGCTTGGGGAAATGAAAGGGCCATTATGCGAGATGATCTTATTAATTCTTTTCCTCCTGAACTAATAGATATGGCAAGGGCCGTAGCTGAAGGAGTGCCATTAGAGTCTTTAAGAAATGATAAAGTTAAAGAGATAAACTATAGTAGAATCACTCAAGCACAGGTAGAAGGAAATACACATCTTCAGAAAAGATTAGTAGGAGAGTTTTTACAGACTAAAGGATTTAAACCAGAAAAAATTAAAACATTAGTAGATACTTATGAAGACGCAGGGCGACTAAGTGAAGAAGCTACAGATGCTTTAGGAGAAATGAAAGTTGTTTTTAAACAGTACCAAGAAAATACTAAGCAACAATATGCTCAACAACAACGACAGTTTCAACAACAGCATTCAGACAGAATTAAACACATCGGGGCGACTATTAAACAAACTGATGCTATAATACCAGGAATCAATTTGACTGAAAAGTCTAAAAGAGACCTATTTAATAATATGACTCAAATAGTAGGGCAAGACGAGAACGGTCAGCCGCTACCTTACGTAATGGCTTTACGTCAAGAAGATCCTTTACAGTTTGATATGGCAGTAACATTCCTAGCTCAAACTACCAAAGGATTCACAGACTGGAGTAAATTAAATAAGGTTGCTAAAACTAATGCCACTAAGGACTTAGCTACTGCGCTAAACCATACTCCAAATAGAACAGGCGGAGCATCTAAAAAGGTTAATGCACCTTTCGCAGAAGAAGACTTAATGTCAAGCTTGAGCAATATGTTTGGAAAAACATAACTAAATAAGTAACTCAATTAAATAATTATATAACATGCCTAAAATTAGTCCATTTCAAATGACAGAAGCACAAGCTTGGACTGGTCTTACGACCAAAAACCACCTTGGAGCTATCTACCAATCGAATCCTCAAATGGCTTCGAAACTTATGACAAAGATTCATCAAACTAACTTCGGGTTGGATTTAGATACATATCTAAACCAATTTAGCCCATTAGTGTTAGACAAAGATGATGACTTCGAGTGGGATCTTATCGGATCAGCTAAAAAAAATGTACCTCTAGTAGAAGCTAGAATTGCAGGAACTTTAGTAGTAGGTACTGATGAGCCAGGAAAGAACTTTACAGAGTTCGAATTAGTATTTCCTGAACAATGGTTCTCTGATGAGAATATTATTGTAGGTGAACGTAATGAAGTATATTCTATGCAAGTAATTGCTGACCCTACTCCTGAAGGAAGTAACTGGGTATACCGAGTTAAGTTAATCACAGGTGATCCAGATTTATTTGTTCCTGTTGAAGAATTAACAGCTAGTAAAAGATTTTCGAGAGAATGGTCTTTAGTAGAACAAACTCTTTCTAAGAAAGGTGGATTGGTGAATTTTGTTTCTCCATTTAAAATGCGTAATGCATTTACAATGATTAGAATGCAGCATTCAGTTGCTGGTAATATGTTAGATCGTCCATTTGCTACTGCTTGGAAAGATGAGAAGGGAACAACTCATAAAACTTGGACAGAGTATGAAGATTACCAATTTGATGATCAGTTCCGTAGAGAAAAGAACCGATTAATGATGTACGCTCACGCTAACAAAGCTTCTGATGGTACATATAAAAACTTTGGTAAATCAGGACATATTAAGAAACAAGGTGCTGGTATCCGTCAACAAATGGAAGCTAGTAATACTTCTTTTTATTCTACATTTACTATTGACTACTTAGTAGATATTCTTTTAGATTTATCTGAAGGTAAATTATCTTCTGACTCTAGAGAATTTGTATTAAGAACAGGCGAACGTGGTGCGGTACAGTTTCACAAAGCTTTGCAAGATAATGCACAATTATTTGCACCACTATACAATGAGTCTAGAATGTACAAAACATCTGCAGAAGGTGTGAAAATGGCTTACGGTTACGGAGGTCAGTTTACTGAGTACATGGGTCCTCAAGGAATTAAGGTTACTTTATCTGTAGATTCTATCTATGATGACAGAGAGAGAAATAAAATCTTACATCCAGACGGAGGTGTTGCTGAGTCTTACAGATATGATATCTTAGACGTTGGTACATCTGACGGAGAGCCTAATATCAGAAAAGTATATGTCAAAGGTCAAGAAGACATTTGGGGATACGAAGCTGGTCTTAGACACCCATTCTCAAGAAACGGAGAAATGAATGTTATGTCTAATGCAACTGATGGTTATACAGTTCATAGAGCTACAATTTGTGGAGCTATGGTTAAAGACCCATCTAGAACTGCATCATTGATACCTAGTATCTTAGCATAATCTATAAATAAATATGATAAAGAAGAGGGTATAAAACCCCTCTTCTCTTATCTTTGGAGAAGAGAATTATTAATAAATAAATAAGCAAATGGAAAAAAAAGTAACATTTACACTCCCTGACAAAAAAGTCATGGTAGTGCCTGTAAGGAGAAAAGGACAATGGTTACCAGAAGGTCACGCAGCAGCGTTCTTACATGGTCAATCATACTGGGAATACCCAGTAAAAAGAGAACAAAAAACGGGTATTTTAATTGACCCACTAACTGATGCAGAAAGAAAGTTCTTTGAAAGTGTAGAGTCAAATATGGCTTTAGACACTGGAGACCTATCTATACATAAAAGAGATCAAAATTACTGGACAGATTTTAAAGTAAGATTAAGAAACGAAGTAAAGGTTCTTGATTTATCTAAACCTGAAGAGTATATTATATATAAAGTACTATTAACTAATGATGGAACTATAGCACCTAGTGAAGCAGAAAAGTTTGGTAAAGGTACTTACAAGTTTGCTATTGTAGAAGAAGGATATCAAAATATTGAAAAAGTTAAATCTGCAGGAAGCAAGATGGAAGCTTATAAGTTTTTTGGTAAAATAGAAAGTTCTCCTACTAAAATGAAAGAATTCTTAAATGTGTACTATACACAGAAGCCAGGAGGAAAATCAGTACCTTCTAATGCTAAACAAGAATTCTTAATTGCAGAAATTGAAAAAGTTATTGAAGTAGACTTAAGCGGATTTTTAACATTAGCTAATGATAAAGAATTTGAAAAGAAAGTACTTATATATAGCGGACTTAAATTCAAAGCCATTCTTAGAGAAGGTATGAATTATAAAACACCTGAGGGTACAATAATGGGAGTTAATTTACAAGAAGCTATTGCTTTTTTAGATAACCCCTCTAATAGCGACGAAGTTATTAGAATTAAAGGTAGAATAGAAACAGCAGCGTAATGGATGCGATAGAAATGAAAGAAGAGTTTTTAATCTTATATGATAAGGTTACTAATCAGGCAGCCCCTGGTTATACGAATTCTGAAATTTCTATATTCTTAAATAAAGCGCAATTACAGTTTGTCAAAAATCGTTATAACTTTAAAGGCAATAGTTATTCTGAAGGATTTGAAGAGACTGAGAAAAGAAGAAAAGATTTAGCAGAACTCACTCGTAATGCAGAAATTACGGGTGGGGCTGCTAATCTATCTAATCAAGTTGGGGTTAGTATAAAAGGAGAATTTTTTGATTTACCAGATGATTTAATGTATTCTCTTAGAGAACAAGTACTTACTGCTTCGTCTGTAAAATGTTATAACGGAAAAACAATTAGAGTTAAGCCTGTTACGCATGATGAGTACGCAATAGAAATAAATAATCCATTCTCTAAGCCTGATAAAACAGTGGTATGGAGACTGGATTTTAGTAGAGATATTACTCAAGGACCTCTTAATGAAAAAAAACGCCACGAATTAATTACTGGAAAAGATATAACGGTAGATAAATATTATCTTAGGTATTTAAAGGTACCTGAAATAATAGATATTGAATCTAACCAAAGTTCAGAACTTAATGATGAGGTACATGCAGAAATTATAGATTATGCAGTTAGAATAGCAGTAGGAATAACAGACCCACAATCTTATCAAATTAAAATTAAAGAACAACAAGGTTCAGAATAAATATTAACAATAATCAAATTAAAAAAAATGTCAAACTTAAAAGTAAACAAAGGAAATCACTTACCAGGCATAGGCGACGGTAGATTTAAAGTATATTCTAAACAATTTAATGCTTTAGTAGATAGCATAGGAGGTACCGGTACAGGGCTTTATGATACTATTAATGAATATACCACAGGTGCAGGATGTACTGTTGATGGTACATTATTAAAAGACGGCCATGTATATTTGTCGGATGATTCTGTAAATGAAGGTAGACTTTATTTTGATACTGATAATGATACCTACTTAACAGCTTCTAATGATAATAACCTTTCTTTTTACTCTAATGGTAATTATACATTCCTTGCAAATGCAGGCGGTATAAGTCTGCAGGG